TTGGATGACGCTACTGGCGTTTCTAACCCAGGTGCTTATATGACAGATGCTGAAGTATCTCAACTTGGTAGAGGTGCTTCTCTTAATTCTACTATTAATGATGGTGGTGAGAGTATTGTTCTTAGAACTTATAAGTTCTATGATATTTTCCCAACCGCTATTACAGAGATCGCATTGAGTTATGATACTGGTGACACAGTTGAAACATTCGATGTCACGTTCCAGATTCAGTACTTCACTATTGGAGCTTCCAGTGGTGACACTACCATAGGACAGAGCAGCATCAACTAACATAAATACTAAAAGGTAAACTTCTAGTAATTATTGATATGGCGAGGCTATTTGGTTTCTCAATTGAGGATACAGAAAAAACTCCACCCGGTGTAATATCTCCGGTCCCTCCTAATAATCAGGATGGATCGGATCATTATGTTAGCACTGGGTTTTTTGGTTCGTATGTAGATATTGAAGGTGTATATAGAACAGAGAACGATTTAATAAGAAGATATCGTTCAATGGCACTTTATCCAGAATGTGATAGTGCTATTGAGGATATTGTAAACGAAGCAATTGTATCAGATACAAACGATAGTCCTATATCTATTGAACTATCTAATTTAAATGCTAGCGATAATATTAAGAAAGTAGTTAGAGATGAATTTAAATATATCCTTGAGCTATTAGATTTTGATAAAAAATCGCATGAAATATTCCGAAATTGGTATATTGATGGTAGATTATACTATAATAAGGTAATCGACCAGAAAAATCCTCACGAAGGTATTCAAGAATTAAGGTATATTGACGCTTCTAAGATACGTTATATACGTCATTTGAAGAAGGAAAAGAACGATCAAAGGGGATTTGAGAATAGTCAGTCTAGAGACAACCCAGAAAACTATAATTTTCCTGAGATTGAAGAGTACTTTATGTACAACCCTCAAGGTTTTGATAAGGGGGGATCTTTAGTATATTCAGGTTCTTCTAATCCTCAGAAAGCTATTAAGTTGGCACGTGATTCTGTTACTTATTGTACTTCTGGACTGGTAGATAGAAATAAAGGTACTACTCTTTCTTGGCTTCATAAATCTATTAAGCCTCTTAATCAGTTAATGATGATTGAGGATAGTCTTGTTATTTACAGATTATCAAGAGCTCCTGAAAGAAGAATTTTCTATATTGATGTGGGCAACTTGCCTAAGATGAAGGCAGAACAATACCTTCGTGATGTGATGATGAGGTATCGTAATAAGTTAGTTTATGATGCTAATACGGGTGAGATTAGGGATGATAAGAAGTTCATGTCTATGATGGAAGACTTCTGGTTACCCCGCCGTGAGGGAGGGCGCGGAACAGAAATTACTACCCTACCTGGCGGGCAAAATCTTGGTGAGATTACTGATATCAATTACTTCCAAAGGAAGCTTTATAGATCATTGAATGTGCCTGAAACCAGAATTGATGGTGAGGGTAGTGGATTTAGTCTTGGTAGATCTTCAGAGATCTTGAGAGATGAAATCAAGTTTAGTAAGTTTGTTGGTAGGATGAGAAAGAGATTCTCATCTATGTTTAATGATATGTTGAAGACCCAATTACTCCTGAAGAATGTAATTACTCCAGAAGATTGGGAGAAGATGGCAGATCATATTCAGTATGACTTCCTCTATGACAATCACTTTGCAGAGTTGAAGGATACAGAATTGACTACTGAAAGACTAAACTTGGCTAGTTTAGCTGATCCATATGTAGGTAGATATACTCAGCTGATTACATTCGTCGTAAGATTCTTCGTCAAACTGATGAGGAGATTATTGAGGAAGATAAGCAGATTGAGAAGGAAATTGCTGATGGTAGGATTCTTGATCCTATGGAGATTCCAGATGAAGCTCCTCCAGAAGCTGCTGTAACTCCTGATGCTATGGTTACTTCACCAGCACCTCCTAATAAAGATCCAGAAATCGCTGATTTTACTAAGGATGAAATGAAGGGTGGAGAGTTTTAATAAATAAAGTCGTGTAATAACTTTAGATATGGATGAATTAATGGATATTCTTGCAAATGACGATTCAGCTGCACAAGCAAGTGATAAAATAAAAGATATTCTTTTTGCGAAGAGTGCTGAGAAGATTGATGATATTAGACCCAATGTGGCAGCATCTTTATTTGATCAGGACGTAGATTTGGACGATGAAGAGGAAACTGTTGATGAGTTTGAATCTGATGTAGAATTGGATGATGAGGAAGATTCAGAAACTTCAGTTGCTGATCCTACTATAGGAGATCAACTTCCAGTTGGAGGAGCCGTTTAATTTTATAAATAACTCCGTATAGGAATATTGTAATTTAAAAAATAATGGCTCATAAACCAGTAGGAAATTGTGTTACTTTTGCGACGACAGGTACGTCAGCTCAATCAACTGCAATTTCACAACAATCAGATACTTTGAGAGTTGTTTCTGTTGGACAAAATGCATATGTTAAAGTTGGAGGTAATCCAACTGCAACTACTGCAGATTACTTCTTGTTATCTGGTATACCAGAAACAATTAGTATTGGACAACCAAGTGCTCAAAGGGTAGTTGGAATTACTACAGGCACTACTACCACTATTGATTTCCCAGAGGGCACTGGATCACCATTTGCTGCTGGAGATTATGTCACTCTTAGCGTAATTGGAGCAAGTGGACAAAGTGGTTATGATTTTAGTCACAAAGAAGTTCAGTCTGTTAATAATACAGCTGGTGTTAATGGTTATTTCAGTACAAGAATTGTAGTAGATAATGATTCTTCTAGTGGAAATCCAGCAGCACTTCTTGAATCATCATGGGCTGAATTGAGACTATCAGTTAAAGTAGCTGTTAAAAATGTGTCTGGTAGTGGTAATGCTTATGTACAACAAGTTCAAGTTTCAGGAGGAGCCTGATGAAATTAATCAGAGAAGAAATTGAAACAGTAGAATTTATCGTCGAAGAAAAGAACGGTAAAAAGTCTATGTTTATTGAAGGTATTTTCTTGCAAGGCGATCTTCAAAACAGAAATGGTAGAATGTATCCTATGAGCGTTCTGAGAAAGGAAGTTCAAAGATATAATGAAAACCACATTCAATCAGGTAGAGCATTAGGAGAGCTGGGTCATCCAGAAGGTCCTACTGTCAATCTTGACAGAGTATCCCATAAGATTGTTTCACTTAAAGAAAGTGGAGCTAACTTTATTGGAAAGGCTAAAATCCTTTCTACACCAATGGGAAATATCGCTAAGTCCTTAATTGGTGAGGGAGTTAAACTGGGTGTATCTTCAAGAGGCATTGGTTCTCTTAAGGCAACCAGAGAAGGTGTAAATGTTGTCGGTGATGACTTTATGCTTTCAACTGCTGCTGATATTGTAGCAGATCCTTCAGCTCCAGATGCTTTCGTAGAAGGTATTATGGAAGGTAAGGATTGGGTGTGGGATGGTGGTATCCTCAGAGAGAGGGCAGCCGCTAAAACATACAAGCAAATTAACACTCTAATTGATCAAAAACAATTAGATGAGCAGAAATTAAATGTTTTCAATAACTTTCTAAGTTCATTGTAAAGTTTTAATATTCTAAATAAGTATAGATTTTAATAGGAAAAATCGGAGAGTCCAACAATGTCCCGTGGAGACTTACAAGAAATGGAGCAATCTAAAACTGCTGTGAATGCTAACGCTGCCGCTGGTGATCAAGCCATCGAAAAGCTACCTGGTAATAACTGGGAGGATCTTGGAGGTCCTTCACCTGAGAATTATAGTCCAACTAATGATTCCGCTAAACTTAAGGAACCAAAAATTAAGACTGTAAAGGATGTAGTTAACAGAGGAGCTAAAGCAGCTGAACCAATGCAGAAACTAGCTAAGGAAGATGAAGCTTCTGAACTACAAGATGATCAGGAAGTTGTTGTGGAAGACGAAGTTACTACTGATAAAGTAGTGGCTGAGGAAGAAACCCCTGAAGCTGAGTATGACATGGATGAAGATGTCAACGCACTTCTAGGTGGTGAAGATCTTTCCGAAGAGTTTAAGGCTAAAGCAAAGACAATCTTTGAAGCCGCTCTTAATTCCAAAATCAAAGAAATTCAAGAATCTCTTGAGGCTCAGTACTCAGAGAAACTCGAAGAAGCTANGTCAGAGGTTAAAACATCTTTGACTGAGCGAGTTGATTCTTATCTTGAGTATGTTTCTCAAGAATGGATGACAGAGAATCAACTAGCCATTGAGCATGGACTGAAAACTGAAATGACTGAATCCTTCCTTGAAGGAATGAAAGGTCTATTTGAAGAGCATTATGTACAAATCCCTGAAGAGAAATATGATGTCCTTGAGACTATGGTAGAAAAACTTGATGACATGGAGACGAAACTCAACGAGCAGATTGAGAAGAATATTGGCCTCAACAGAAGACTCGCTGAGTCTGAAGCTGATGGTATTCTAGCTCAAGTTTCTGAAGGCTTAGCAGCCACTCAGAAAGAGAAGCTTGCAACACTTTCTGAAAGTGTAGAGTTTGAAAGTGAAGAAGAATATCGTGACAAGTTGGAAGTATTGAAGGAGTCTTACTTCTCAAGAACACCAACCTCTAAGTCCACCAGTCCTGAAACCCTTTCCGAGGGTGTAGATTCCACTCCTGAGCCTTCTGCTCCTGGAATGGACGCTTATCTCAGAACATTAGGTGCATTTAGAAAATAACCAACTGAATTTAACATTAATTCAAACACAAACACTTTAGATAGGTAAACAAGCAATGTTCCAATCCGAACATCTGCAGGAAAAGTGGGCCCCCCTTCTAGACTATGAAGGTCTTGATCCAATCAAAGACTCTCATCGTAGAAGCGTTACCGCTGTCCTGTTAGAAAACCAAGAAAAATTCCTTAAAGAGGAGCAAGCATTTAACTCAGGTATCAACCTGATGGAAGCTCCTCCTACCAACTCTGCTAACGCCGCTGGCGCTGGTGGTGGTTTTGGTGGTAATGCAGACCCAGCCGGCCCTGTTGCTGGTTTCGACCCTGTTCTAATCTCACTGATTAGACGCGCAATGCCTAACCTAGTCGCTTATGACTTGGCTGGTGTTCAACCAATGAGTGGTCCTACTGGACTCATCTTCGCAATGCGTTCCAGATATGAAACTCAGACTGGTTCTGAAGCTCTATATAATGAAGCAGATACCGCATTCTCTGGACAACCAGCATTCAACCTGGATCCAGCTGGTACAGCTGCTACAGCAGGTATGGCTGACGCACTGGTTGGTTTAGGTACTACCGCTCAAAGTGGTACTAACCCTTCAGTTCTTAATCCTACTGGAACTGCCTCAACTTCTACTGGC